TTTCGTCCAAAGTCCTCTATGTTCTGTACTTCTTGCAAAGAAATGTCCTAATAATTCACTTGAATCTACCTGGTGTTTTAGCCTTCTATAGACGATTTTAGCCTGGTCTGCGGATGCTGCAACAGAGATTACTTCAGGGGCAGGCTCATGCAGAAGCATCCCATAAAGGGCTAATAACGCCCCTAAAAGGCTCTTTCCGTTCTTTCTGGGCATAGATATCACTACCTGCTTATAACGCAGCCTACCAGCCTTTGCGGGGTCAGGATGGGTATCTGGATAGCGTTCTAAGACAGACCTCAATAGCCACTTCTGCCAATCCGTTAATACTAATATTTCGTCATTCTTTTCAGGCAAACGCCATAGAGCCTGACTAATATTAATAATCTTATCCCCATCAGACACAAAATCCTCAGATAAAGGTTCTGTGTAGTGTGTTGGTTTCCAACTATCCATTAGCAATGGCAGCCAACATATCTGCAGGAGTCATGTCAGCCTGCTTTCTATTATTTAGCAGCCCAAGATTGGATAATAGACCAATAAGGACTGGGGCTATCTTATGACGATGGTTTGGATATTCATCCATAGTGGCTGCAAGTTGGACAGCCTGTTGTGCTGCTCCTAAATCTGCTTCCTCTAACCAAGTAGCCTTGGATATGGATAATCTAACTGCTTCTTCCAAACTCTGATCCAAATTCAATGGTGGATTTACTTTTGATATTTCCCTCAAACCTCTTGGACCTTGATTCATTCCTGTTCTCATATATTCTCCTTTTCACTATTTTATATTTGGTGGTTTGGTTAATACTCTTACGGGGTTTTCAAACCAAAATAAAAAAAACCATATTTATTTTATTTATTTCAAACCATTTAATCTCAAACCATCAAACCATATATCCTCATATCCCTCATATGTCTTATATGTCCAATAGATATGGTTTGGTATCTCTTTATATACCCCGCCATATCCCCCATACCAATATTTGAGACGCTCAATGTCTCAGTATGTGAGATGGGGGGTATGCGGCGGTATATAGAAGATACTCCCATACCCCTATATCCCCTATATCCATATACCCTATATGGCATATATCCCCATACCCTGGTTTGGTAATATTTTATTATTTGACAAATGGTTTGAAAGGCTGTAGATTTATCTATAACAAACCTTTGTCTCCTTGTATCTAAACCATTCATTAGTTGTATTTCCTATTCCAATAGGGAAGTCTTTGAACCATGTTATTTCTTCTTGTACCATTACAGAGTTTACATGCTGGTAGTAGATTGCTTACTTCATGTCCCCCGCCAAATGACACAGGGATTATATGGTCAGCCTCATTAGCAGGGCCTTTGCAGTAATGACATGTCCATTGGCCAGCCTCAAGGACTATCCTTCTGTTCCGCTTGTATTCTGCGCTGCTGTAGTTACCCATCCGATTTCCTTGGCTTCCTCACAGGCTTTGTCTGTTCCACATCCATGTTCTTGGCAGTAGTAGATAATGGAGGTGCTGGCCTCTGGAGTAATCTCTCTGTCCTGTCCCACATCTCTGGATAATCGTCCCAATTGAATGCTGTCCCACCTATATTAACCAAGTCAAGAAGGTGAGGAGCACACAGATAACCGAAATCTTTGTGATTATAGTAAGCGTTCTGACGGCACTTGACGCATGGTAAAGGTCTTTGAGTCGTCTTATACTGTTTGAGATACCAAGTAGGCGTTCCTCGTTGGTCTGCGCCTCCCTGTTGGCCATGTTTGCCTCTTCCTGGCCCCGCTTTATGGTTGCCATGCTTACCTCTACCTATTCCCTTGCTTTTTGTCATTTGATACTATTCTATCAGAAATCAGCCAATTGTATTTTGCAACATAATTGATTATCTTATCTCTGTCAGGATAGTCCTCTCTCATTTTGTCTTTCTCATACAAACCAACATTTCCATTGCATTTATCACATAGAACACCTCTAATGCATTGTCCACAGGTATTGTGATATTTTGTTGAGCCATCAGGATATCTTGGTACATCACAGCATTTGTGGTCATGATCTACATGTAGTTGTTTATGGGGTAATTCTTTCTTCCCGCAGATTTCGCACCCATTCTTAGCCATCTCTTCATATTGCTCAGTGGTAATGTGAAATCTACGCTTTAAATGTGATTCCCTAACCTTTTCATAAGGTTGTCCATTATAGGATTCTCTGCCATAATTAACCAAACCTGGATGACCATTTCTGCGATTTCTTTCATAATGCATCTTACACATCCCAACAGCATAATTATGGGTATTGCAGCCATCAACAGTACATTCTGGCTTTCTCTTGCCACCTCTATGGCTTTTTAGAGCACTTCCTGTACGACAATGCTTACAATAATAATCGTAGCCATCCTTTTGGGACTTAGCCTTATAGAATTTATTTATAGGCTGTTTCTCATTACACTTAACGCAGGTTTTATTTTTCATTTTTATCCTGTTCTGCTGCCTTAGCCAGAAACTCTTCTAAGTTATCAGCAATAATTGCATTATGAGATTTAAATTCAACATAACCTGACTTGGCTTTAATATAAGCCATAGCGTCTTGGATTCTTTCTTCAGGGGTTTTCTTTGTCATTTTGTCCTCTTTTCTATTACCCATTGATACTATTATACCACTATCAATTATATCTTTTTAGCGTTTGGGTTAGTTCCTTTGGCTCTTGGATTTGTACCTAATGCTCTTGTAGATTTTCTTGGCTTTCTACCCTTTTTTATTGAGCCAGTAAATGTTGGTTCTACAAATCTTGTTTCAACTGGAAAGATTTTTATTTCTTCTGGTTTTTTATTACTAACAATAATATTACCTAAATTAGCATTATGTAACATTGTTGCTTTTGTTAATCTTTTACCGTGGTTTGTTCCACTACTTCTCATTTCTCTACCTCTTTCTTTTCTAAGACTATTTCCGAGCATACAACCCTAACCCTTATAAGTAAGGAAAATATGCTGGAAATATAATTTCCTCGCACTTGGAGTTTAACCCTTGATATTATCTCCGAAACTGTCCAAGGTAAATATCATAACACAAAACGGATTGTTTGTCAAATAGAAAGAGGGCCTACAGGAAGAGGTAAAAAACCTGTAGACCCCCATTAGTGGGTAGACCCTGAAGCAAATCAGGGGAATATTAGTATAGCATTACCAAGTAGAAAGTGCAACCCGCTTCCATGTATTTGTGGCTACACATACATAAATGTAATCTGAATCCCAAACAATAGTTCCTGCTGTTCCTGTAGAAGTAGCAGTTGCTGGAACATTTGTTGATGGAATTGAGAAATTACCATTAACTCTAAGTGTACCTGCAGAAAAATCACCAGAGATTAATGGAGTTGCTGTATTGCTGTTAGCAATTATTAATTGATTACTTACTCCACCAGCATTTTGTCCCGCTTGATATCCAACAAATACATTGCCTGAGGCAGCAGTGGTATTTTGACCAGCAGCATGTCCTATAAATGTATTATTAGAACCATTAGTACTATTACCGCCAGCCAATCTACCAACAACAGTATTATAACTTCCACCACCAGTAACTGCTGTAACAGGAACGCTAAAACCTGATCCTGTTGGACCAAGTTCTCCAGCATTTGGTGCATGTAATATTGTTGTTGTACGAACACCGCTTGTAGTTCCAGTCATTGTTACAGATGTAACTTGACCACCTGATACAACAATTGTTGCTGGTTTAGAAATTACATCATTATGATTTTGTGCAAATAATGAAACATTTGTATAAGTTCCATCAGTATATCCGCTTCCTGGTGTTATTGTTCCTAAAGCAGCAATTTGTGAAGATAAATTAGTTAATGCTGATTGTCCAACTGCAGTATTTTCAATACCAATAATATTTTGTACTAATGCTCCAGCGCCAATTGCAGTATTAAAACCACCAGTATGGTTAAGACGCAATGCACCATTTCCTACACCAGTATTTGCAAGTCCTGTTGTATTACTTGCTAATGCATTTGCTCCTTGACCCTGATTATTGGAACCAGTTGTATTAACTTGCAATGCATTTTGTCCAAAAGCAACATTTCCAGAGCCTGTTGTATTTGATGCTAATGCATATGAGCCAACAGCACAGTTTAATTGACCAGTAGTATTTGCCTTTAATGCATTATGCCCAATAGCAATCGTGTCATTTCTTGTATTACTTAAAAGTGCTTCTGTACCAATAGCAACATTTCTGCTTACATTGTTATTTCTGTGTGCATCATGGCCAACTGAAATATTATCTTCGCCAGTTGTAATTCCATCAAGAACATTAAAACCAAGTGCATAGTTTCTTGTACCAGTTGTTATTGAATCAAGAGCATCAGTATTATTAAACTTAATATTTGAAGCATTAACAATTACAGTTGCATCTGTACCAGCAACTCCTTGTATACCCTGCGGTCCTTGCGGTCCTGTTTCTCCTTGGGGTCCCTGAGGGCCTGTAGCGCCCTGTGGGCCTGTTGGACCAGTCTCCCCTTGTATTCCCTGGGGACCCTGTGAACCAGTGTCTCCTTGAGGCCCCTGAGGCCCTGTATCGCCCTGAATTCCTTGGGGTCCTTGGGGTCCTGCATCTCCTTGAGGACCTTGAGGCCCTTGAGGTCCAGTCTCACCTTGAATACCTTGAGGACCAGTTTCTCCCTGAATGCCTTGTGGACCTGTTTCACCCTGAATACCTTGAATACCTTGAGGTCCCTGAGGTCCTTCTGGACCCATTGGACCAGTTTCTCCTTGTGGGCCTGCTGGTCCTTGTTCTCCTTGAATACCAACAGCACCTGAAAGATTTACTTGCCATGAAGAATATGTTCCTGAACCAGATTTTGTTGTAACATCAAATGTTAATTCTCCAGTTGTTGGATTGTAAGAAGTTACTTCACCATGCATATGATTTGCAGCATCATGTGCAACTATTACAGTTTGTCCAATTGTGTAGTCAACATCTAAATCATTGAGAATAAAACTAATTGAACCATTATTAATAATTGTATTTGTTTCAGATGATGTTGTGTGGTATCTATCTCCATCAGCACCAGCAGCACCTGTAGCACCTGTTGCACCTGTTAATCCTTGTATTCCTTGAGGGCCTTGTTCTCCCTGAATACCTTGCGGACCTTGTGGTCCAGTTGGACCTTGTGGTCCTGTTTCACCTTGAATGCCCTGCAAACCTTGTGGACCTGTATCTCCAGTGTCGCCTTTGTCGCCTTTTTCACCAGTAGGTCCCTGTGCTCCTGTTGGTCCTTGTGGACCTGTCTCACCTTGTGGACCAGTTAATCCTTGGATACCCTGTTCACCTTGTGGACCTTGTGCGCCTGTTAATCCAATAGGACCTTGTAGTCCTTGCTCACCTTGTGGTCCTTGAATTCCTTGTGGGCCTTGTGCACCAGTTGGTCCTTGTGCACCAGTTAAACCAATTGGTCCTTGAGGTCCTTGAATACCTTGTGTTCCTTGAATACCTTGTTCACCCTGAGGACCTTGTGGGCCTTGTGGTCCAGTTGGACCTGTTGGACCTTGTGGTCCTGCAACAACTTCTAATCCTGTTGCTAAAACTTTAATTTCTGAAGGGGAAACAATTGTTACTTTCCCTGTTGATAATGTTGAAATAGTCATCGTGTTATGTCCTCTTCTACAAAAATTTGTCCTCTAAGGACAGTATTCACCTTGCTGTTGACACTATTTGTGCCTTCAATATCAAAATAACTAATCATTGGTAGGTCTGCTGTATCTAACTCAATTGTCAAAACATTTTCATTCTTAACAATTGATAATGTTGTAACTTCTGTGGCATCTGCTGGGTATTCTCTAACTTTACCTGCAAAATCCCAGTCTGTTAAATCAAGTGGATTGCCATCGCTATTTGCTAATAATACAGTCATAGGTGCTGCATCGTTTCTATAAACCCGCCATTCTATCGTGGGTGGTTGTAAATCTAAAATATTCATAGGACCTCCAAGGTGAATATACATATATTGTAAACTATATGTATGTTGAGTCCTGAGATGATTGCTGCCCTGGCAGCCGCTATTACATCCATTATGGGGGTAAATATTGCATTAATTAAATGGTTAATTAGTAAGTTCCTACATGAGTTGAAACCAAATGGAGGCTCAAGCCTCAAGGATCAGGTCAACAGGTTAGAAAAGCGGGTAGATGATATCTACTACATACTCTCTCAGAAGGAGGATAAGCATGGCTAAGAAAGTTTATTACAATGGCAAATTAATCCCTGCCAAAGATTGGGATTATGAAAGAAAGCGTCCTAAAGTTAAGGAAAAGAAAGCAGAAGTAATTGCTGAACCTGAAACCCAGGTTGAGGTAGTTGAAGCAATAATTGAAGAAATAAAAGATTAATTAAACAAACCCCCCAAGACTATGACACCACTGGGGGGTTTGCCATTCCTACGGCAGTAAAGTAGGAAATCTATATACTTAATGGTAATGATTGTGTATAACTAACATTTCCAGAATACCAACCATTTTGTCCTGAATTTGTCATTGAAGCATTATGTGTAAGGTTTGCAACCTTTGTCCAATTAACATTATCTGATGAGAAATAAACTTCATATGTTGGTTTTGTTGATGTTGATGTTCCAACACCACTTCTATTTCCTCTAAATGAAAGAGTCTTAATATCATAACGAGGAGTTCCCAAATCAAAAGTTATTTCAAATCCTGTATTGCCAGTAGCAACTGCTCTTGGTTCCCAACCTGGAACATACCAAGAACCTGTTTGATTATATCCACCAGTCATTTTTGTGCTGAATGACAAAGTATTTCCATTTATGGTTCCTGCAAATGTACTTGCTGTTATATCTGCAGTAGGTCCAACACCAGAACCAGTAGATGTTGCACCCCACCATTCAACATTAGTAGGTGTAACAAATTTAATTGGCCTTAAAAATGCTCTATCTATATTTGTTGCAGATGTTTTTGCTTGGAAATCTGCTATTAATGGAGAATATCTTAATGCTGTTGCGTTGAATGTATTCTGCTTTAATTTAATATATCTAACTGGAGTTGTTCCAATTTGGTCTGCAAGTCTTGTTACAGTAAATGTTTGGCTGCTTGAATATGCATTGCCAAACTGGTCATATTTAGTTAATGTAACTGTTTTTGAGCCACTGCTGCTCCAAATTTTTATAGGATTTTGTAATGTTGATGTTGTGCCATCTCCAAAATTCCATAAATATGAAGCGGTATAGAAATCACCAGTTGAGAATGTATATTTATCTCCAGTAACATTTTCAGAACTATTTCCAACTGTATAAGTAAATGATGGGAATGGCTGTAGGTTTAATGGTAATGAAGATATTCCAGAATCTAATACTATACTTGGTGAAGATTCTCCATTAGGACCAATACTTCCTGATGATATAGTTCCAATCTTATACCAATTAGTTGTATTAAAATCAAATGTTTCTTCAATATTATCTGTAACCCAAACATTAAATTTGTGGCTGGTTGTTTGTGTAGTGCTTATGTTCTTAAATGTAATTTTAATATTGTCAATGTCATAATATGCAGCACCCATGTCAAAAACATATGAGTTATGAAATGCTCCTGAAATTGTTTGTGTCCAATATGTCCAATCTGCTATGCCTATTTGTCCACTTTGTATATTAATTTTTGTAGGATTGTTAATGGCATTATTGCCACTTGGTTGTGTGCTGTATGGTTCTTTTGCTACTACAGTTTGATAACTTCCAGTCAATGCACGATTAACTTGAGGATCAGTACTTGGACTTCCTGATGGTGCATTTGATGTATTTAATTGTAATCTTCCATAAACAGGGATTACAGTTCCAGTACCTGTAATATTTTGATAAGGACTTGCCAATACAACATACCTTAATGGCCATGTTCCAACTTGTGCTGCAGGGAAAGGTGTAAATGCAACATTTATAACAGTTGTGGCACTTTGTGTTGAACCAAAACCATTATTTGCTACAACATAAACGCTCTTATTTCCTGTTGTTGAATATCTATGTGTTGCACTGGTTTGTGTAGTTGTATAGGTTGTGCCATCGCCCCAGTGGAATGTATAACTTGTTGCATCCGTTGTTGTGGCGGTAAATGTATAAATAGCAGTATCTTGTGGATTAACTGTATAAGATGTTGTTACTGCTGTAGGTGCTGCACCAGATACTTGTTGTGACAATATATTACTTTGTTTAGTAAATCCATATGAATCAGTAACTGTACATTTAATATTTTTTACACCAGTTTCTGTAGGACCATAGTTAACAGTAGGGGATGCTGATGTAGAAAATACATCACCAATCAATTGAATTGGAAGTGTTCCACCCTCATACATCCAAGAATATGTTGCGTTTGTTAAATCAATATCAGCAGCATTGGCAATACTAAATGTAATGTCATCATTAATTGTACCGCCCAAAGGATGGTTTGTTTGAATAACTGGTGTTGGGAAATTTGTATCATAAATAAAATGATTTTTTAAATAATATTTAACTGTCCATTCATCATCAGTAATTTTATGCTCAATTCCAATTATTCCATATTTTCTTGAAATATCTTCAGGGTCAACTTCATGATAAACAAATACATTATCAAGAATATCTATGGTAGCAGCAGCAGTTGTATTTAATCTTCCGTCCCATGTAATAGAGTAAATTTCTCTTGATGGATGAACTGAATCTTGAAATATTACATTTTTAATATCATCAGTAATTGAACTTTGTGCTGCTGGCAAACCTGTTATTTGAACAGCAAAATCTTTTTTAGCCTGACCCCATTCATTTTTTGAATATTGGTTTGTATATAAAGGAATAATATTGCTGTTATATCCTTGATTTCTAATTGATAACTGATTAGTTAGTGTTTCAAAATTATCAGTTAATTCTATTTCTTTATAAGATGTTGCTCCGCCTCTGGAATCAAATTGTAATTTAATTGCGTCATTTCTCTTTTTATTCATTCTGTTATACAAATACATATCATTATTTCTATCTGCATAAAAGAATTGAATTTGTGTTTGTGCAAGTATTTTTGCAACGGATAAAGCAGTGGTTCCTGATGGAGTCACTTCTGAAGAATTACCAAACCATAATCCACCTGGTTCTCTGTATGGATTATTCCAACCAATAATTTCAGTTTGGTCTGTTATTTCAAGTTCTTGGAACAGAGCATAAGTATCCATAACACTGCCAAGTCTTTCTGTAAAGCCATCACTTAAAGCATGTAGTGCCATTGTTCCAATCATGTCAACAGCAGTAAGAGTTGTTACAGGTGGCTTACCTTTTGGCTGGTAATCAACATTTATATCTGTAATTCTGCCAGTAAATAAAATATTGCCATTGGCTTTAATTCTTATATCTCTACCCATTCTAATGTCTTCATTAGCGTATGGGTCAACATCAGGGTTTCTTGTTACTATTGTTAATACGCCAGCCTCTGGAGTTTGCCAAATTGCTTGATACCCTTGAATACCACGCAAAACACCAATACCAGTAATGCCGTCTGAGTAATCTACCCAGTTGCCATTATTCTTAATTTCTACAGTTACAGTATCTGTTAATCTCATATATTATACTTTCCGTAAGCCGTAAGTGCCTTTTGTACTTCTCTGCCAAGCGCAATAGGATCAGTACCAAGACCTGCGTTAATTGTAATATTAAATCCAGAAGCAGCACCACCAACATTTAATTGTGGTAACTGAATTCCAACTGGACCTTTAATTCCCATTCCCTGATATAAACCTTCAACAATATTTTCGCCAATTCCCATCATTACTTTAGATGGAGATTTAATGCCTAAAATAGTTTTAACATGTCTTAAGATATTGCTATTTACCCATTCAGTTAAGAATGTTCTTGTGAAGTTACCCATTTGTCCAAGACCTGCTGCAATACCACGAGCAATGTCTTTACCAACTTCAACCATCTTGCTATAAACTTCATCAAGTTTATCTTTGATGTTTGTGGCTACACCAGTAATATAACCTTTAATGCTATCCCAAATAGTTGATGCAGATGACTTTAATTTATTAAATTGCTCAACAGCCTTATCTTTCATTTCTGTAAACTTTTCAACAGTTGACTTAACAACTTTAATTAAGAAATCACTAATAACAGTATAAATGTTGGACCATGATTCAAATATCTTGGTACCAAGTGCATCAATAATTCCACCAACAATAGTTTTAACAAGTTCCCAACCCACTTTTAATACACCGAGAATTGTATCTTTACTATCTACAAATAATCCAGCAAGATAATCTTTTAATGATTTAAACCATAAAACAACATTACCAATTATTAATTCTACTTTCTCATTTACCTTATCTTTAACTGCATCCCAAAGTTCACCAAACTTTGTTTTCAAATCTTCTTTATGTGTTACTACCCATAAAGCAAATAATCCGAATGGACCTGTCAATACCGCCAGAATCTTAGGCCAATTCTCTTCAAGCCACTTAATTGCTTTGCCAGCAAAATCTTTAATGTCTTCATAAATCTGCCCCCACCATTTAGTAATGGCCTCCCATAACTTTTTGGCTGCAGCAGATACATCATCCCAGTTAGCGATAAGTAATGCGATAGTAGCAATAATTGCAAGGATTGGAATAGCCCTCAAAGCAACGCTAAATAGATTAGTTGCAGTTGTGGCTCCACCTTTTGCTATTGTCAATAATCCAAGTGTTTCTGCTGCTGATTTAATATTTGCAATAAATGAAAGCAATGGACCACCAATTGCTACTAATCCTAATAAACCTAATGAAAAATTCTGTACTGGTGTTGGCAATTTATCAAATGCTTCAAGCATTTTTGTAAGGAAATCAATACCTTTTTCCAAGATTGGCAGAACCTTTGTTCCAAGTGTTTCCTTAAAGTTATCTAATGCAACATTGAATTTTTGTGTAGCATCAACATTTTTAGCAGCAGCATCGCCATATTTCTTGGCACCATTTTCTATTAATAGATTTACTGCTTCCTGATTTTTTCCAGCCTTAGATAAGGCTTCTGCTTGTTCATAAATGGATGCATTTAATCCTGGGAATATTTTTTGTAGTTCTGTTGCTTTTAATGTTCCATCAGCAAATGCTTTAGCAAGTTTATTTCCTGCACCTTCTGCAGATACAGCGCCACCAGTAAATGCCTCTACATCTTTAAAGATTTTGACTAACTGTACAGATGAGGCTTTAATATCATCAGGTAATCTTGAACCTAATTGTGTACCAAGTTTAATTAATTCGTCATTATCAACAGCAAGTTCTTTACCAAATTTTTCAGCATCTTTAGTAATTTGTTCTAAGGCTTTTGATCCTGCACCAAAGGTTGCAGTGGCTGCTCTCATGGCTGCAGCAGCGTCTTTAGCCTCTTCTATACCGTCTTTGAGAAATGAAATACCTTGCTTGAGAACAAATGCGGAAGCAAGTGCAGCAGCAGATTTGGCAGCAGCCTTAACATTTTTATCAAGACCACCTAACTCTTTATTGGCTTCATCAAGACCCTGAGTAAGTTTCTTGGTTTCTGCAACAATGTCAATTACTATCTGTTGTGCCACTACTTCCTCCTGTTAAGTTCTTCAACCAAAGCACTATATTCTTCAAAGGTAAGTTCCCAGAATTGTTCTGGTGTATAACCTGTGGCTATACAGAACTTAGCCATTATGCTTAGGCTGAAGCCTCTTCTTTTGGGACCTGCATTGTGACCCCTGATGCTTCAGACAACTGCTCAATTGTCATTGCTTCTGCATCCTCTATTGTAAGGGATGGGTTATTCCGCTTTGCCATAATATATTGCATTGCAAACGCTAACTTCGCCTTTGATGGAGAAGCATCCCATTGGTCCATTGGCAAATCCAAATAGGTTTCTACTTCTGCTAATTCTTTCCACTTAAGTGTGGACATTAAATCGTTATTCATTACTGCCTCCATTAATCTAAATTATATTTCTTAACGATTGATTCTATGTAGTTGTTATATTTTTCAACAATGTATCCCATATTGTTAAACACTGCTGGCCTCAAATATGGTTGAGCCTGTATATTTCTTTGTGGCCATCCATACTCTTGGACTCCTGCATATGGTACTGATTGACTTCCCGCCAATATTTGAGCCTTCTCATTGCTGGGATTGCCCTTTACTGATGATGCAAGTTCACCAGTTAAGCGGGGAGCCATGGCAGAGGCTTTTTTTGATAAATCTTCGCTTAATTCTTTATTAAGAGTTAATCTATCAGTTAAATCTCTTTCAACTTTAGCAAGAGCGGCTTTTATTTGCTGCTCTCCTTCTACTGAAATTGATATAACCTCTGCCATGACAACCTAATTACGCTTCTACTCTTGCTGGCTTACCATCAAGAATGAAGTTAATGTCAAAGGTGAAGAATTCACCTGCTGCTCCACCAAGATTTGGAACAACTTCTGCATAACCACTTGCTGTGAAGTGTGGTTGTGAAGCAGATGCTGTTGCATTTCCGTGTGGGGCATATGTGATATCCACGCTTACGCCTGGGTTTTCCCAAAGCCATGAGTGGAATGATGCTGCTGCAGTATCCTGGAATCCAGTTACAGCGCATGTAAAATCAAGTGAGTCTTCGTAGTTTCCGAAGCCAAGGGTATTAACAGCAGAAGAGAAGACAACATTGCTTACTCCGCCTGCATATTCTGTACCATCAACTTCAAACACGATGGACTTTCCTTTAATACGAGCCATTTTAATTTCCTCCTTCTATATCTATAGAAATTCTTATGTTTGTTGCAAGAAATCTTGCTCCATTTACTTCTTGAATAAATGGTTTGTCTACAGTGAGACGACTTGCTGTTGTATATTCCCAAATTGCAGGAATAAGAGTATCTAATGTGTCATCAAGATTTTCTGTTTCAGTTTCATTAGTTGCATATGGAACAAGTACTAATACTTTCCAATTAGATGCATAATCTGCATCGTATTGATTTTCATATACCGTAATAAATTCTGTGTCAGGTTCCATAATCGCACAAAGTGGATTAGGTCTTTCAGGTACATACTTATAAACTTTAGAAATACCACCAAGAATGATGGCACTTGAAAGTTCGTCTCTTACCTGCCCTATGTTCATTAAGCAAACCTCGTCATGTAGCGGTTAAGCAAAGGATATACACCAACAAGAGGGTCCCTTGCGGTATTCAGTGGTGCGCCATCATATGTCGCATACTGAGCCACTCCTGTTGGTGCATTACGACGCTGGAATAGTTCTGAACCCACTTCAAGATAAGAACGCTTTAAAACACTTACAGGAATCTTTGCACTTTGAATATAAGATGCAACTAAGTCCTTTGCTGTGTTCCAGCATTCTTCAACATAGGCATCATCATTAGTTGATGCTCCTACATATGCTTTTAAGTCTGTCCAGTCCATAGTCTAATCTCCTAATTAATCAAGCGGATTCGCAACAATTGTCATTGCCTTTGGTTCTGGAGCAGCAATGCCCAAGTATCCGTAGACAGAGAATGAGTTTGTTAGCGTTGTGATTTCTTCGTCATTAAGACGGAATGGTGCACCTGCAGACTCATAAGTTGTGAGTGCAGCAGAGTTACCAACATAGAATGAACCATTTGCTAATGATGGGTCCATTACGATTGGTAGACCAAGAATTGTTCCTGTCAAGCCAACTGGGTTGATTGAACCAAGTGTGTTAACAGTTGCGCCAGCGTTTGAAAGGATTGGACGACCTGCGTCATCAACAACCTTTGCAAGAGCCTGGAATACATCGCTTGAAACAAGAATTACTTCAAGTGCATATCCTGCGTTGTTGTTTACATCAGAAGCAGCCTTTGCAAGTGCTCCGATAACTTCATCTGCCTGCCATGCAGCAACAGTTGCAGTGTTGAAATCGCCAGAAGCGGCAACAACAGCAGCACGAGCAGCAGCATTTGTAGCAGCAGCATACTTAGCAACCATTGCACGGAATGCAGTGTCAACATAAGCAATGCTTGAACGCTCTACAACCTGACGAGACATATCTGTGTAACCACCGTATGTCTTGATTGGAGCGGTAGCAGATGTAAGAGTCAACTTACCGTAGGAGAGAACATCTCCTTCAGCAGCCTGCTCTCCAACTGCGAGAGTATTTGTATCTACTTTTGGATATTCAACATTCATACCATCAGCAGGCAATGCTGCAGATGAAAGAACATTAAATGTTGGGCGTCCTGCATTTAGAATGCGGACAGTGTCAGATACCCAAGCGTTCTTCATAATTGAATCTGCTGAGTCTGCACCTGTAAATGTACGGTGTAAAGCGATAGCATCTTCATTGTTTGATGCTACTGACTTTACCCAGTGTCCGAATGAACGGAACTTAATATCAGAAGTTGTTGCTGCTGGGGCAGTAGCGAGTACATCAAGTCTACGCTCTAACTCTTCTGCGTGATTACGAACTTCTGCAATTTCTGCAGAGTAATCTGTGTTTTCAGTCATTATTTCCTCCTTGACTTCTTCTCTAACTGCG